TAGGAGCGAGTTTGAAATAGCTTTTGGTGGTAGTCGTGGTGGTGGTAAATCCAGCTGTTTAATGGCCTGGATGGTAGACCCTGAATATCTTAATAATCCACTTTATAGAGGCCTTATTATCCGTAGAAACTACGATGACTTACGAGATTATATAGATAGGGCTACACAAATGTATAAGCACTTAGAGGTGGAAGTAGTTGGTAACCCAGCAGAATTTAGATTTCCCACTGGTGCAATTATAAGAACTGGCCACCTTATGGATAAACAAGCATATCAAAAATATCAGGGCCACGAGTATCATAAGATGGGGATAGAAGAAGCTACATTGATAGCTGATGAAGAAGATTATTTAAAATTAATTAGTAGTTGCAGAAGTACGATAGGTTTACCGCCCCAAATATTTTTGACATGTAATCCTGGTGGCCCAGGTCATAACTGGTTTAAAGAAAGATTTGTTAATAATGAGCGTGAGAAAACATATTACGACCCAGTGACTAGTAGGACCCGAATATTTATTCCTAGTAAGATACATGATAATCCTACCTTAATGGAAGAAGACCCTGGATATATGGAAATGTTGAAAGGTTTACCTGAAGAATTAAGAAGGGCCTGGTTAGATGGTGATTGGGATGTTTACTACGGCCAATATTTTAGTCAATGGCGTTATGATGTGCATGTTGTTGAGCCTTTTAAAATACCAAGTACATGGTATAAATATCGTGGAATTGATTATGGGTATAAAGCTCCTTTTGCTACTGCTTTTTTAGCTGTAAGTCCTAAAGGCGATGTTTATTTGTATAGAGAATATTATGTTGCTGAAATGGAATTATCGGGCCATATAGAAGCATTAACAGCTTTAAGTAAAGGTGAAGATTTTAGAGCTACGCTAGGTGACCCAAGTATGTGGATTCGTAACCCCATAAACTCAAATCGCTCTGATGCTGTTGCTGGTTCGCACATGGCTATAGCAGATTTATTGAGGAAGGGTGGAATAAATGCAATAAAAGCCAATAATAACCGCTTGAGTGGTTGGAACCTTTTACGAGAGTATTTAAAATGGGATGAAGAAACACCGCCTAAGTTATTTGTGTTTAAAACTTGTCGGAAGTTTATCGATACAATTCCGATGTTGGTACACGACCTTAGACGGCCTGAAGATTTAGATACGAAGGGGCCTGACCATTTATTGGATGCCACAAGATATGCCATGATGGCTATCGGAAAACCTGAGGAAGAAGACACTAAACCATGGATTCAAAAGCTGATGCAAAAGTTCGAAGCAAACAAAACAGAAGTACCAGGGTTAAGAGGGTAATTGAAAGATTTGATTTTGAAAATGGAACCTGGCATAGAATGGAATTATACGATGATGATGAAATCGTGGAGATGTCTCCTGAATTACGAGATGCATATATTGATATTGTTACCAGTATCAGTGATATGATGGCTGTAGGATATAATTATAACGAAAGTAATTAAATGTCAGAAAAGTATCAACCTAAACACGAAGAAAAAGAATTAATTAAAAGAATTAATAACATGATGGATTCCGCTAAAAGAGCTAGGAGAAAAACTAGTCAAATGTGGCGTGAGTCTGAAAAGTTATATATGGGTGAACATTGGGAAGGTTTATCCATGCCTGAATATAAAAACCAGTTAACCTTAGACATGATAGCGAATGTTATTGATACCCAAATACCGATTATGTCATCTCAGCCTCCAAAGATAGATGTAATTCCAGTGGGTGCCACTGATGAATCAAAATTCGTTGCCAAAACTTTACAAGCTCAAATAGATGATTTATGGTATATGCGAGATATGGCTACGTTAGTTCCTGAGTGGTTAACAGACTATCTTGTCTATGGGACTGGTATTGTAAAACTTAATTGGAATATGCATGATGATTTACCTGATTGTGATATTGTGGACCCATTTAGTTTTTATATAAACCCTAGTGCAACAAAATTAGAAAATGCACAATGGATTATTCATATGGCTCCAAGGCCATTATATGAAATAAAAGAACTTTTTCCTGAGAAGGGGCACTTAGTCAAGTCTATGGGGAAAATGACTGAATACGAAGCATTAAAAATTACTGAAACAAAACAAGGTGGTAAAGAACTTATCCAGGTAACTGATTCTCATGGGACAGATACTAACTACTTTGAAGGTGAAACTGAGGCTATGCAGAACTTGGAAGAACGAGCCCTCCTGGTTGAAGTGTATATGAGAGATGGAAGTCTTGATTATACAGATGAAGAGTCTGACAAAGGCAAGGTTGGCAAACCAAGATATCCAGGTGGAATACGAAAGATTTGTATGGCAAACGACATCATATTATACGATGGGCCTAGTCGGTATCAGTTCCTGGATAAAATGAATAGATGTCCTTATCCATTTCCCTTCATTGTAATGAAGAATGGTGGCTCCGCACATTCGTTTTGGGGTAAACCCGAACCGAAAAGACTAAAGAGTATAAATCTTGCCCTGGACCGAATTGCATCTCAGGTTATGGATAATGTACATCTAATTGCTAATCCTATGTTTGTTGTTGATGAAACAGCAGATGTTCAGGACCAAATAAATAATAAACCTGGTTCTGTAATTAGAAAGCGTGGACCTGGTCAAGTAACTATGTTACAACCAGCTTCAATTCCTGGGTATGTTTTCAACTTTTACCAACTACTGGTAGATATGTTTGAAACTGTATCAGGCGTAAATAAAGCCACAATGGGTAAGCAAGAACCAAATGTAACTAGCGGAGTACAAGCTCAGGTATACAGAACAGCATCAACTAGTAAAATAGATTTTAAAGCTAGGCAACTAGATAGCGCAATGCAGATACTTGGTCAAATGTGGATAGCAATGATTAAAAATATGGGCTCTGACACTCATTTTTTATCCATGAAAGATGATGAGGGTAATCCAGCTGAAGTTGTTTATCAAGGTATGGAGTTTGCTGAAGTGGACCAAATGGTAAGAGCTAGAGTTGGAAGTATGTTACCTGATAATAGAAATTATGTTGAGGAAAAAATATTATCCTTAGCTCAGGCTGGATTAATTCAGGACCCTGAATACATTTTAGAAAATATGCAATTACCTGGTATTGAAAGATTAATAAATCAAATGCGGGAATCTAAACAGAACCAACAAGCTGGTGCTGAACAATTTGAAGGTATGAGCGAAGATGAAATATTTAAACAGTTACAAGCCAATCCGCAATTAGCACAGCAAATGGGTGGAGCTCCAAATGAGCCAAGCGTGGACTAAAAAAGAGGGCCAATCTAAGTCAGGCGGCTTAAATGCTAAGGGTCGTGCTAGTTACAATCGTGCCACTGGGGGGAACCTAAAAGCACCAGTAACTAAGAAGAATCCTAAAGGTAAGGCTAAGTCTAGGCGTAAAAGTTTTTGTGCTAGGATGTGCGGAATGAAAAAAAGATTAACATCTGCTAAAACGGCTAAGGACCCAAATAGCAGAATAAATAAAGCATTAAGAAAATGGAGGTGTAAGTGTGGCTAAAAAACCAGGTTTATGGGCAAACATACATGCTAAGAGAAAAAGAATAAAAGCTGGTAGTGGCGAGAAAATGAGAAAGCCTGGTAGTGAAGGTGCACCAAGTACTAAAGCTTTGAAAGATTCGCAAACTAGTAAAAAAGAAAAGTATATAGCATCTATGAAAAAGAAGAAGAAAAAGAAGAATTATGCATAATAAAGAAAAGTACATGGATATGCTAAAAAAGCATAGGAAGCATCATACTCCTAAGCATATGAAAGTGATGAAAGCATTAATTAATCGTGGTATGTCATTTGACAAAGCACATAAAACTGCAATGAAGCAAGTGGGTAAATGATGAGTAAGAAAAGTTATTTAAAAAAATTAAAAGAAAAACGTAAAAAGAAAACTGATGCCAGTTACAGGGAGGTTGGCGACAGTACAATAATGTCTAGTAAGCGTAAAGGTAAAGTAATTGATGTTAGCAGAAATGTTGTCACTAGAAAAGATGGTGCAAAAGGTGCAACAAAGCAAGTCAATGTTAAAAATCCTATCACTGGAAAAACTGTATATATGAAGGCTACGTCTTACTCTACATCTGAAAAAGATGAAAAAGGTAAGAAAAAAGTACTACGAATCAAAAAGGGTAAAGGCGCAAAGCAAGATGAGAAAAAGATAAAAAAAGCTAGGGCGAAAAGAAGAATTAAAAAGATAGAAAAGAAAGTTCGTAAATCACTTGCAAGGAAATATAATTAATGAAAAAGAAAAAACGTAAAACGACAGTTGGTGTAATAGAACTTTCAAGAATGGACAAAAAAACAGTTAAAGTAAAAAAGCTTAAAAAGAAGGCTAAAGTAAAATTAAAGAAAAAACCTTCTAAATCATCATATTAATGGTTTGATACTTTTACAAACAAAACAAAAATTTTAATCACAAAATAGGAGAATCTATGTCAGACGAATACTTAACTAGTTATTCAGGTGTTACTTTAAATAGTGATGAATTATCTAGTTTAAATACTGATGAGTCACCTATTGAGCAAGGGGAATCGGTACAATCCCCAACTGATGATGTCAATGTGGACCAATCACAGCAGTTAGAAGATGTATCAAGCGAAGGTCAGGATGAAAATGACGAAGTGGAAATTGAGAGTTTAGAACTTGATGGTAATGAATATGATATTGATACTATTAGTGAAGCTCTTGAGGCGTATAATAATAAGAACGAATGGCAAAAATCGAATACTGAGAAAGCACAACAGATAAGTGCTGAACGTAAAGCTTTTGATAATGAAAGCAAAGTTTGGCGTGATTTACAGAACGATGAAAATGCATTAGAAGCTCTTCGTGAAGTATTAGATGCTGACCACCCCATTTTTAATCCTGGTAAAGCGGAAGAGTCACAAACTCAGGACACAGCGGAACCCGATAGGGTCCAGGAGTTAGAAGATAAGTTAAACGAGTTTCAAAAAGAGCGACAAGAGGAACTTGAAGTCATGGAAGCCGACAAGCAAGTTACTCAGGACCTTTCTGAACTCAGGCAAAAACATCCCGAACTAGAAGACCAAAATTTAATGGATGAAGTTATTACTACAGCCATTGAAAAAGGCTTTACTGGTATTGATGGTTTAGAGGATGCATTTGTTTTAGCATATCATACATCAGCTGAAGATAGTGCTTTTAAAACCGCAGTAAATAGGGCTAGAAATGCAAAAGCTATGAAAAGCATACCTGAACCTAAGGGCGCAGTAAAAGGAATCCATGAGGAGCCTATATCTAAACCTAAAGGTTACAAGGATGCCAGAGCTGATGCACTAAAGAACTATAACTTTTTTGATTAATTAGAATAAAAGGAAAATGATATGTCACTTTCAATAGATAGTTTAACAGCTGTCACTCGTGATAAATTTATTCCAGTTCTTGTTGACAACATTTTTAATTCAAATATTTTGACTTTTAAAATGCTGTCACAATCTGAACCAACTGCTAGTGGTAACAAAGTACTTCAGCCTATTGAATATGCGAAGTCAGGTGCTAAAGGTTTTTACAATGGTTATGATGTATTAGATACAACTCCTCAAGAGTTGTTTACTGATGCTTCTTACGATTGGGTTCAGTGTCATGCTTCTATTACTTACTCAGGTAGGGAAGAAGCTTTGAACTCAGGTAGTGAACGAGTGGTAGACCTTATTTCTGCAAAGGTTAAAAATGCAGAAAAATCCCTTAAAGACCTTTTTGGTACTCAGTTATATGGTACTGAAGATGGTTCAGGAAGCGGATTTCTTGGATTACAACACATCATCAAAGTTGACCGCTCTTTAGGTGGTATTGATAGTACTACTTATACATGGTGGGATGGTCAGGTTCAGAATGAAACTTCAGGTTCAGGCGATGGTAATGCTTGGACATGGGCTGAACTTGCTGGTGGTCAAATTCAAGACCTTATTCGTGAGATGTATGGTAAGTGTTCAATTGATAACGACAAGCCTGATTTAATCGTTACTTCACAAAATGTTTTTGATGCATATGAAGATTCTCTTCAGTCTCAAAAGCGTTTTGGTGCAAGTTCTGATTCTTTGGCTGATGCTGGATTTAATAACCTTCTTTACAGAGGTACTCCAATCGTTGTTGATGATAATTGTCCAGCTGGTGAAATGTATTTTTTAAATACTAAGTATTTAAAATTTAGACACCACGCTTCTCGTAATTTTGCATTCCAAGGCTTTAATAAGCCAGTAAATCAAGATGCTTCTGTAGCACATATTTATTGGTTAGGAGCTTTGACTTGCAGTAACCCTAGAATGTTAGGCCGTATTCATGGCTTACCAACTGGATATTAAGGGGAGAAATTATGGCAATAGCACAAGATAGTGCCGATAAGAAGTCTGTA